GACGCTACCAGAGATGATAACTTTGGCTTTGTAAGCATTATGCGCGACTAGAAGTAAACTGATAATTGTATCCACCACGCAGGTCACCAGATGCTGTCTTATCAGCAATAGCAGTAATGTACATGTGGTCGAGGGCGATTTCTGCAACTTGAGTTAAAGCAGAAACAACGTCGTTAGATTGTGGGGCGATAGAAAGTTCAAAGTCAACATCCGCTAAAGCAGTGATGTTCAAGTTCTTGATATCCACGATACCCTTAGCATAATCAATAGTGCCAATTTGATCATTAACAACAATCTTTGTTGCATTAGTACCAAGACGATATAAACGAACATATCGAACACCATCATCGTCAAGATAGTGGATCTGATCAGATCCAGCGATATAGAATCCTGTAGACTTAAATGATTCTTCAGCGACGCCAGAATAATAAATCGGGTTAATCATATTTAACAAATATTGCGCAGACACATTATAACGTGGAGTCAACTTACGACGAAGAAGAACTGTCATAATGTTGTTCACGATAGCTGGATCAGTCTCATCGATAAGTTTACTCAACTTGGAGAAACGGAAAACGCCATCGAATGTTTGCAAATCAGAGTCATTATAAGCAACAACAGTCTGACGAACTAATGTGGCAATCTCAGCTGCAGTCTTAGTAGTCTCTTGTTCGTTATAGTAAACAGCAATGTTTAGAGCGATGTTGATATATTCTGGATCAACCAATTCTGGGATAACTGAAACTACATTACGGTTACTTAGAATAGAAGAACTGATAGCAGCCTTCTGTACAGTGGTTAGTTTAGTGGCATCACGTGGTTTGATGCATATGAATGTCTTACCATAAACTGGAGGGTTGTTATCTTCACCACCCCAAACAGAAACAGACTTAGCCTCTGGTACGTTAGCGTAGATTAGCGCTTTATAATCGTCTGGTGTAACACAGCGGTTTTGAGCAGCATAGAATTTCGGAGCATTGAAACGAATAGAATCATTAGACTCTTTATCAGCACCATTAGATGCAATACCAGTAGTCGTGACGCTGACTTGAGCGCCACCTAGAATAGTTGCGCCATTATAAGAGAATGTGCGTGCGCCATTAGCTGCTTCTAAACTAGAAACAAAGTAGTCCATGTGAACCACATTACCAGTTGCTAATGCACGCCCGATATTTCCATCACCAAAATTAACTTCATAAAGACCGTCATCGATCTCTTTAACCCAGAATGCTTTAGTGACTGAAGTTGCATTTACGATAGAGTCCATATTGCTCCAAGTCTCATATACTGACGAAGAAGCATTTTCTTGGACTCTAATCTTCAAAGTTCTAATATCAACATTAGCGTTAGGGATAATATAACGCATACCATCAGAAACTGTGTACTTATAGTTTAGTGGTTTACCTTCTGTGATTTCTAGATCAGGAAATGTGTAACCGCCATCAGAGATAGTTGCGGTAGCAGAACCAGTGTTATAGAAGGTGTATTGTTTACCATCAATAGTAGTTGTAAATTCTTGATAAGCTGGAATAGAAACTGCCGATGGTGAACTCGTTCCTGTGCTAACATTAACTGTAACGATAGCCTTAGCGCACATCGCTGATCGTGGGGTATATCCCAACATCTTAGATAGAGAAACGATGCTATTGCGCTTACGTGCAGAGTCCAAGAACATCTCATTGATAGCCATATTATTGTATAGGGCATTATAGTGAGTGTTATATGCTAGAACATCCAGCAAGACAGACATAGCAGAACCTTCGAAGTCATAGTCTTGAAATTCTGTTTGACCACTCAGGAATGTCTTAAGATTAGACTTGATATTATCGAAGTCTAACTCTGTTACGTTAATTTTCTTATTATTTGCCATTATCGGGTTCTCTCTAGCGTTAAATCAAGAGTAAGTGGTTGATTTGTATTTACGATTTGGAATTCTATCGTCACGCTAACATCATACTCGTCTTCGGAAACTACGACGATAACATCCAATACCTCAACTCTTGGTTCAAAGTTGTCGATAGTATCCATAATTGCTCTACGGAGCATAACTTCGAGCATAGGTGTGACTGGCTCGAATAATAATCTTTTAATCGGGCTACCAATTTCGCTATGGAATGGTCGCTCATAGTTGGCAGTCAGAATCAAGTTCTTGAGACTAGTTTTAATTGCGTTCTCATCGAATCGACGTGCAACATCACCTGTCACTGGATGAGGAGTGAAGTTAAAGTCTAAGTCCGAGAAGATTCTTGTATTTCTTGCCATATTGTTTATTTAGGTTATTCTACTAAAGTCTTTGCATTTCCCTGAGCAACTGCATCTCCATCTGCAATTGAGTCATTAACTCTAGCTGCTGCTTTACCTTCAAAGAAGGTTTTAGACGCTCCAGAAGAAATCTTTCTTTTTATGCCAGTGTGATGTGGCGATGGTCCATGATCAGCGAATTGATCACCAACTACACCAATAATGTTTCCACCAACATAACTTTTAGAGCATTGCATAATAGTAAGAGCAGAAGGTGGATATCCATCCTGCCCCTTACTCATAGCACCCTTATAAGTTAAAGCTGTCATGCTTTCTTAGCCTTTGGTGGGATAGAATCCAACAGAATGAATCCAGATGGAACACCCTTAGCGTCTCGTTTGTATACAGAGTCGTTTACCATAGTGAATGCCATCTTGCGGTTTCCTTGTGGCTTATATCCAGTGTGGATCCATACAGATTCTGGCGCACGATATTCAAGGATAATCTGATCATAAGTGATTAACTTCTCTAGCTGTTGAACCAGTGCGTATGTCTTGTTGTTACGATCTGGTAGCATCAAAGCGATATCGAAGCAGTGCCCCTTGCAGTGGTCAGAGAATGGAGATTCAGTAGGAACAACACCCTTTAGACGATAGCCAGAAGAGATCTTCCATTGCTTGTTATATCCACCAATACCACCTGGAAGTGCCTCGAGATACGGCTCAAGCACGTTCTGCGCAGTCATAGCTAGGTTACATACAATCTCTTGAACAGTGTAAACACGCTCAGCAGAGTTTGGTCCATCTTTCAACATCTGATCGACCAACTTATGTTTACCATTAACGCCTCCATCCATACACATACCAAGAGTAAAGTTCTTAGATAGAGTATAATCGTTAGTGAAGTTCTTGGTGCCGTAAATAATTTTGCAATCTACTGGAATCTGTTTACCAGATCCACCAGATGGTTTGCCTGCTTCTTCAGAGGCTACTGGTGCTGGAGCATTCGGGACACCAGCGATAACTGCAGCGTTTGCAGCGGCACGTCCTTCTGGAGTGTCAAAATCTTCTGGAGTTTCGTTAGCTGCAAGTTCTTCTGTCTTACGCTCTGGAGGAATCAAATATGGAACAACAGCATTTAGCGGATCGCCGACAGGTGGTGGAGTCAACTCAACTGGAGAAACATCTGTTGCACCAGCAGCACCATTACCGAATTGACCTTCAGAGTAGTCTGCAGAAAGAGTGCCACCAGCAAGCAAGTCCATAGAGCCAGCAGATTCTACATTAACTGTATCACCTTTCATACTCACTGCGCCCGCACCCTGCATAGTTAAATCAGCATCAGCTAGAACAGACACATCATTAGCCTGAACCTTAAATGTACCACCAGCTTTTACAAGAACATCTCCGCCAGCAGCGAGATACATATCATTTGCCACACCCACATCGAGATTATTACCTACACGAATTGTTGCATTCTGAGCAACTTCGATATTAGCGTCTGTTCGGGCGAACACGTTTAAGTTACCATCGACTGTGATGTTACATTCGCCACCAACGTGGATACATCCGTTTCGTTCCATAAGAGTAAACTTATCGCCAACGATGTAGTTGATCACTGAACCATTCGGATCAATCTCTTGATATGTTCCTGCTCTATGATAAGTGTGAATGCGTTCTTGACCTGGAGTGTCATCGAATTCTTGTACGTGCCCAGATTCAGTTTCAAATACCTTATTGTATGGGTACTGCGCACCGAACGATGGCATTGGTTGATCCCAAGAACCCATACCAACTGCCTTTGGTACACCTTTAACTACAGCAGAATCTTTTTTCTCTACGATAGTTCCATCAATGATACCACGTGCAAGACGGTTGGTGTCTGGCTCATTCAAATATTCTTTCAGAGGATACTTGTTGTTCGGATCACGGAAACCTGTATTGTCTGTTCCACGTTTGATAGAATCAGCAGAAGGTCCAGGTGTTCCATCAAAGTTGGCAGGTGGAGCTGCAACTGGTGCACCAGCATCCTTGTCTACCGCATTACCTGCAGCAGCACCATAAAAATATTCGTAGTAAGAAGTTTTCTTAGCAGCGATGTCTGGTGAGTTTACACCAACAGCTTTCTTTGCAGCTAAAAAGTAGCCTGGATGTTCAGAAGGCTTAACACTCTTTGGTACACGATCTTTAATGTAAAGAGCAGCTACCATTGCAGACACATTGATATCTGAATCTAGAGAGTCTGGATTGTTCACAATGTCAATGTTTAGACCAGCTTCGTTAGCAAGTTTCTGATAACGTGCATAGTTAGCCTTACCAGTCAATTGGATAAATCCACGACCATAATAC